GTAATTTAAGTAGTGATCTTGCTGGTCAATGGAACGACTGCTAATATATTTTTACCAGACCCATTATCAAGCTATTAACTTAGCCTCTGCTCTGTTGGAGCGTCAGTACCAAAGCCTCCTAGACTCACACATGCTAGGGGGTTTTGTTGTATGGAAATAGAAGAAATTGGAATTAGAGAAATACCAGACGCTTCTATTGATACAACAATAATCCGCACATCAAATCCACAAATACCTAGCAATATAGGTTTCCCAGTTATTCAAATGCCTGGTTGTGTAAGGGCTAGGACTTTAAAAAATAAGAATTTAGTAACTACAGACCCTAGAGGAAATTTTTATGTCTGTGATGGCAACGTACCAACACTTGAAAGCATGGCTGTTGATTGGGACGGGCTATCTGCTGTTGGGCCAGTAAAAGCAGAAGAGCCAGAAATAGTTCCACCTATTCCAAAGTTAAAAGGGAATAAGAGAAAGGAAGTGGAAGAGGAGGATAGCAAAAATGACGAGAAGGGAGATACCAATGTAGGGCAACAAGATTTTAATATTTCAAATATTGATGGACAGTTTATTGCAGATGTTTTACCTTGCCCACCGTTAGACACACTTGCTAAAACTCCTGTTGGTTCGTTAGGTAAAGGAGGACTTGCAAGGATTAAAGGCTGGAAAAGAGATCCAGTTACAAACAAATGTGAAACAGTATGGGAAGGTTTAAGTCCTATAGAAATTGCAGGTAACTACGCTCCACAACCTACAGTTTTAGTAAATACATCTGTGATTGCTGTTACGTCAGTTATTGGTGTTACGGTCATTGGTCAGCCAATAGCAAAGTTTTTTCAAAAGCAAGTCAAAGGTCAAGTTAAATCATTTTCTAAGAAGATCACTAAAAAGCTGTTAGCTATTCGGGGGAAGAAACCTCCTGTAAAGTCCCTCGCTGAAAGGAAAAAGGATCAGAGAGACTCTCAGAAGTAACCTCAATACTATGAGTATGATCTGGCAATGTATTAGGAGGATTGACTAGCCTTACATCTTCGCAGACAACGTAGCTAGGGCTATCTTTTGAGTACATTACCCCAAGTTTTAGTTGTTCGGCACATACTTTTAAACGTCCCAAAGCATAATCTAACTTCTTAGCTTTATAGGCTTGTTCTAAATATTTAACACGTGTATTCATAGCGGCCACGCACCTATTAGTCATGCGTCTATCTAGTGGTACTGCCACGGTTGCTGTTATGCCATAATTAAATGAAAGATTATTCTTAGCTTGACCAGTTCTAATTGGTTTTGTATATAAAACTCCACCAGGGTTGATTAAATTACCATCATCATCTGTACTATCGTCATATACATTTTCTTGGTAATAAGGTTCAAATGGATCTTTCCAGGTATTCACTTTGGAGATGAAGGGATTTATTGTAAGAGTCGTTCCACTGCAACGGATTCCATCGCCTACTTCTTGAAACATAAAGCTACCATTTTGAACCTGAATACCCTGGTTAATTACTGATCCCTGTGACGTAGCTGAAGGCGATGCTATTGTTGTAGCGTTTGCAAATACTGGCTGACTAAATGTTATTGAGTAAAGACAGATACCGATTCCACAATAGATTCTGTTGTTGTGGTTCGGTTGATTGTTGTTACATTTGAAAGGCCAGGATTTGATAGGGTTTCTGTAAACGAAAAAGCGTTGCCAGCAGTTTTTATACCCCAGTCGGGTTTGTTTGCTGGTGTTACATCTACTGATGTCCATGTAAAGGTGATGTTGTCAACGGTTTGAGGTGTATTTAATACAGCTTTAGGTGAAATAGTGTTTGTATTTAGTGGTTCGATATTATGCCCAGAGACAACGTATTCATACCCTGAACGGTAATCAACTGAGGTAATAGTTTCGTTGACTACAGTCTTAGTTTCTTGTCTGCTGTTTAGAGTACCAGTTGAAAAGGTTGGCACAACGGGAACAGCAGAAACGCTAGTGCCTGCAAAGGATATAAGCAGTAATAACTTATATATTTTATGCACTATTTAACAGTTATTTCTGAACTTGTTTGACCTGTAGCTGTAGTACCTGCTCCTCCAGCAGTGATCGTAACAACACCTGCACTTGTGACCGTTCCAGCAAGATTTCCAGCTACACCTCCAGATGTCACTACGGTATTTCCAAAAGCAGGCATGTCAGCCACTACCCCTGCGGAGACATCCACACCACTTCCTATTGCAGGAATCGCATCACCTTGGATGTAACTTTCTTCGTACGAAAATGCACTGCCTACAGTGTTTACTTCCATGACACCTACATCAAGGATTGCTGCTGCTGTTGCCGTTGGTGCGGTCAGTTTTCCAAAGTGTTCTCCCGTAGTTACTTTCATGTTTGAGCCTGACACTGCGTAAGTAGATGGAACTCTAATGGCCTGTACTGCTGCTCCATCAACTTTTAAGCTTGCTGATTGAGTATGCTTGATTGCTATATCAGCACTAGCTGGAGCTGCTAGTAAAAGCAGTAGGGGAAGAAAGCGTTTCATAAGTAAGCCTTACTGATTTGTGCTAATAATCCTAATAATGCCAGAGCAGCACTAACAACTGCGGCAGCTTGGAATACCCTTTTCTCTAAAAGTCTGACCCTATCTTCTAAATCGTTTATCTTTTCTTCTGCTCGTTTAATTTTCATCTCTTGGCAGACAATACGAGTTTCTTGTCTTGCATCAATCGAAAGATCTTCACTCATCATGTCAACCTCCCACTTTCAGGATCAATAGGTTTATTTGTTATTGGGTCGATTTTAGGTTCAACTGGTACAAGCTTGATTGGTGTTTCAACTCTGATCATTGTGTAAGGAACACCGCCTCCCGAACCAGCTTGAGCTTTCTTTTTCTCTTCATCAGCTTTGTAAGTTCCATCTCCTCTTTTCTTTGCAGTCTCAAGTCCGAATGAAGCTAACGCTCCCGTGAAAACGCTTGCTATGAAAGTCGGGTCGATCCTTTCTTGTTTACCTAAACCTGGCAATTCTACATAGTTTAAAGTTAAGATAAACCCACTCCAAATCACAACGCCAAGCCTCACAAATGTAGATAAGACTTGCAGTTGTTCTTCTTTATCATCAAAACCCTCCTTTAGTTTTTGGAGAGGATTTTTCTTTTTTGGTTCGTCAGCTTTTGTTTCTGCCATGCGGAAAAACTAGAAAACATAACTACATTAGTCATAAATGGTTAAAAAGTAATGAAATTCCTTTCTCAGGCACAAAAGGAAGTAATAGCCGAGTCTCATGGCATAACCGTTGAATCTATAAATAACAGAATTGAAATATGGAGTGTCCTTAACGATCCAGAGACATCAAAGCCTGATCTTATAGAGGCACAAAAGCAATGGATTAAGATCCAGCAAGGAACTTGGCCTAATGTAAATGCCTGAAATCTATGCTGCTCTTCTTGGTGCTATGGTGTCAGCGTTGCTGATGGTCTTGTCTAACAGGTCAAGCAAACGGCAAGGTGATATTAGAGAAATTTTTCACCGCCTAAATGCTATTGAAAAAGACCTAGCAAGAATTGAAGCCAACAAACCGAGAAATTGGCGTGGACAGTGAAACAACTATTTTTTAGCAGTAACCAAGGCAAACGCTTTACGCTTTGGGTATTAACATCTGCTACCGAACAAAACAACAACAGTCTAACGATTGATGATGTTGACTTTATTGAAGCTAGGCTATGGCCTAATCGAACGTTAAAACTTCAATGAGTATGTATAAGTCTGAATGGCTAGAAGAAGACCGTCAAAGGGTGTTAAACATGGAACGCTGGTACATTCTTGATGGCCGTCATAGACCTGATCATCCTCAACATGGGATCTATACTGGTTTATCGGAAAAAGCAAATGACCTCGACAGCTTTGACGGAATTGTGTGACTGCCCTCATTGCAAAGAACTAAGAAGGCAACAAGCTAGGCACGGAAAATGGCAAGAATTATTGCTACATATAAATAAAAACAATGAAAGAAGCAGACGTACCTCTTGATTTTTCGTTTGTCTTAGAACT